GGTTATCCATCCTACGAAGCAGTCAACAGAGATTCCAAAAAGGATAAGAAGAGTGCCTGTAGTTCAACTGGATAGAATGTCAGTCTACGAAACTGAAGGTTCATGGTTCGAGTCCATGCAGGCACGCCACAAAGATTAGGTGAGGTAATATGAACAAGACAGAAGAGTTAATGGTAATCACAATGGAAGAGTGTGGAGAACTTGTGCAAGCTTGTTCCAAAGCGATTCGCAGAGGAGAGATGTTCAAGAACTCTGACAGTGAGGTTACATTCAAAGAAGAATGCGGAGATGTATTCTGTATGTTAGAACTGTTAGTCGAGAATGGTTTTGTTACATGGCAAGAGATTGCAAACCGTTCAGAAGTAAAACGGAATAAACTAAAGAAGTGGTCTAAGTTAATTGATGCAGACCCCCACCCCCCGAAAACTGAACAACTTCCATTTCAGTTTCCTCTGAATAACTATTCAGTAACCTATAACCACCACGGTTACCCTAACCTAGATGATGAGATTGACTACCATGAGAATGAACCTGTATACATTCGACAGAGTGGTATTGACACAACACCAATGAGTGAGTATGAAGAGAAAGAATGGGAACGCTTAGAAAAGATAACCAAGAAACTGTAGAACCGTATGTAGAGAAACTTGACGAGAAGATTGCTAAGTTAAACTCTACACGAGTCTATAAGAAGATTACCCCAAAGGGTGATATCACTTGGTATGTGAAATGGGTCAGTACCATTCTTGTCATAGTCGCAGTGGTGTGTCGTTCCCTAGAGTTGCACATCTATGATATGGTATTCTCATTACTTGGTGTGGTGGGTTGGACATTCGTTGGTCTGAAGTGGCATGACCGAGCTCTTACAATTCTGAACACTGTCCTTGGTGTTCTATTAGTTCTAGGAATAGGAAAGTATTTCGTTCAGTGACGCCCCTGTGGTGGAATAGGTAGACACATCAGACTTAAAATCTGAAGACCTTTGGTCGTGCGAGTTCGAGTCTCGCTGGGGGCACCACTGCGAATCACTTTGCGAATCACCTGTACGATTCGCTGAAAAAACCTCTTCCCTTCTGAAAAATCCTCAAAAAATCCTTCGTAAACCATTGATAATACTGAGAAAATAAATGTGTTTTTTTCTCTTGACTTGTTATGAAAACAATTGTATAGTATAGGTATAGTCAATGAGAGAGGTAACAAAATGTTTCGTATGAATGATTTCCATGTAGTCGAGGGTATGACTTGGGATGAGGCAGTTCGCATCATCAAGGGTCGTGCGAATGATAACCTTCTTGACGGTATGGAATATATGAACGATGTTTGGAATCGTTATGTCGCTGACCAGAACGCCTATTACAACGGTGAGAAGGATGAGATGATTTACGGTGACGATGATGACTTCTTTGACCACTGGTGTTATGAGTGTACTGCTTACAACATCGTGTTTGAAGGTATGGGTAAACTTTTCGGAGAGGTGAAATAATGAAATATACTACTGTGACAAAACAGGTGCCTGTTATTACTATGGAAGAGTTGACAAAACTTCAGAATGAATATATGTTCTTTGACAAAATTCTGAAGAAGGCTCAGAACAAAAAGAAAAAGACTCCAGGCAATGGTTTCGTCATCTGGAACTGCAAAGAGAAAATGAAACCGCTGGAAATGATGTTTGATGCAATTGACCAAGGAAAGGTTTTGATTAATGACTAAGACAGAAACAATCGTGAACGTACTTTGTGACTTTATCGCTTATGTGGATTCGTTCTACAATGAGAAAGATGGTATCTACCCTATCAAGGGTTTGACTAATTCAATGGTAATCAAGGGTGTACAATCCTACATCGCACAAATCGGTGAGAGCGAATCACTTGAGTGGGGTGGGGGTGATTCGCTCGATAGAGAACGAGTTCGTGACATTATCCTCGCTGACAACGATGTTCAGTGGGGATAAACCCTTGATTTTATTGACTTTTTTAAATCAAAAAAAGATGAAAAAAAGACTTGACTTGTTCTCATAACATTGATATAGTATAAGGGTAATAGAGAGAAAGGAACAAATAATGGCTTATATTTCTACTGATGATGTGAAGAAAATTCGTGTTGCTCTCAAGAATGAGATGCCTCAATACAAGTTTTCTGTTGTTCGTGACTGGCATGGTAGTGTCACGATTTCGATGATGAAAGGCCCTGCGTTTGCAGAGTTTGAATACTTTGACCGTTATACTCATGAGTACAAGAAAGGTACTCTTGGTCAGAACGATGGGTATGACCAAATCAACACTTACCACACTGGTGACTTCTACGGTAAAGAGAACGCTGCTATCTTTGACAAGATTGTCAAGATTGCAAAGACTGCTCCTACCAAGAAGTGGTACGATGACAGTGACGCAATGACTGACTACTTTGACACTGCGTTTTACATTCACTTGAATGTTGGTAAGTTCGGTAAAGACTATGAAGTTGTGGAGGCTGCGTAATGTTGAAACAGATGTTAGGTGCGTTTTTTATTTTTGCTGGTCTGGTTGCGATTGCAGGCAGTGCTGGTGACTGTGACGGTAAGTGCATGGAGTATGCAAACACCCTAGAAGAAATGATGATTATTTGTTTTATAGGGTTGACATTGCTTGTCACTGGTGGTATTATAATCTATAAGGAGAATCAAAATGGGTAAAGTGAAAAACTACATGATGGACATTGAAGAGAATGTCTATGACCTTGAGGGTCTTGAGAATAAGATTTCAGAATCAGAAGATATTTCTGAAGTGAAGTCTTGGGTTGTTGACCAACTTGGTCTGAAGACACATTTCGATATTAGTATCGCTGAAGGTGCGGTCACAGAAATGTGGAATGAACTTTGGGGTAACTATCAAGACTGCCCCTACTAGGAGAGGAGATAATATGCCAATAGATAGTTATGGAAATGAGATTTGGGAACAACAAGAATTGTTTACTTGTTCATGGGGTGTGAACAGTGGGTTCAAACACCTTCAAGAAAAACTTGATTGTCTAGTTCCCTTTCAAGGAATGTGTGAGTTCCCTAGAACTAAGAATAAGAATTTAGAAAAGTTCAGACAGGCATCGAATGCTGCCTATGACCTTTTTAACAATGGACTTTGTAATAGGAAACCATTGTTCAAAAAGATTTTCGGATTTGCACCTAACACTAATTACGCAAGTTCAGTGAGTTGGAAACAGTGGGAAGAAAGAGTTGAAGAAATCTTTACTCCAATAATGCTTGCCGCTGCAAAGGAACAGGATATTCAGTAATGGCTCCGTAGCTCAGCTGGATTAGAGCAACGGTCTTCTAAACCGTAGGTCACAGGTTCGAGTCCTGTCGGAGTCGCCAATCAAGGGGGAACAATCGTTCCCCCTTTTCTGTATAAATATCTATATGCAGAATTTCTTAGGTAGAGATGGATTCATTTGGTTTACTGGTGTTGTCGAGGACAGACAAGACCCAGACAAACTCGGCCGTGTTCGTGTGCGGTGCGTTGGATACCATACAGATGACGTAAATAAAATTCCAACAGCGGACTTACCTTGGGCATGGGTTATGATGCCGACAACCACTTCTTCTATGGGTGGATTGGGTGAAGGTATGCCGTTTATTGTTGAAGGTAGTTGGGTTGTAGGTTTCTGGCGTGACCCAGATAATATGCAAGAACCAATTGTTATCGGAACATTACCAGGCGTTCCATCTGAAACACAAAAGGTTGACACTGGTTTCAATGACCCTCGTAATGAAAGTGCGGAACAAAGTGAAGGTGCATACAAATATAAACCAGACTTTGGGCCTTATCCTTTGCGAACTAATGATAGTGACGTATCCAGACTTGCAAAGAATGACACAAACAATATTCATCCAGAGATTGCAGAACGTGATGGTGCAGTAACAGAAGGTGTATCAACCGCAAACTCTAAAAAGATTTTAGGTGACTCCGAATCAACTGTTGATGTTGCATCAAACTGGACAGACAAACTAGCAACCAACACTGACCTTACCGCAACACAATGGAAAGAACCAAAGACTACGGATGATTCAATTCGTGGTGTAGATGCAACAGGTCGTAACCCAGAAACAAAAGAAGATAGAACCGCTCCATACAAAAGACGCAATACAGAATATCCATACAACCGCACATATGAAACAGAGAGTGGACACATTGTTGAGTTCGATGACACACCTTATGCAGAACGTATCTATGAAAAACATAAGAGTGGAACATTTAGAGAGATTGATGCTGACGGTAACGTAGTCACCAGAATTGTTGGACAGAACTATCAGATTATTGCTGGTAGTAACTTTGTAAATGTCAAGGGTGATGTCAATCTTACAATCGACTCAAACTGCAAGACTTATATTAAAGGTGATTGGGATATTCAAGTTGATGGTAATGTCAATGAGGTAATCAAAGGAACACTAACACAAGATGTAACTGGTGCAGTATCAGAAACGTATAAAGATACAAAGACAGAAAACGTAACTGGCGCTGTTACCGAAACATATGCTGCAAACCAAACTACAAAAATAACTGGAACACTAGATTTGGATGCTTCGTCTGAAGTAGACATTGATGCTGGTGTCATTAACTTAAACTAGGAAACACCATGCCCGCTGTAACAAGAGTAGGATTAGATAGTCATGTAGGTCATGCAAGTCCAACTCCTAATCCATTTCACAAGACTTCATATGCAACAGGTTCTTCAAATGTACTTACCAATGGAGCACAAACAACTAGGATTGGTGACACGACAAGTTGTGGTGACCCAGCAGTTGGTGGTTCTGGTACAGTGTTTGTAAACGGTATTGGTGTTCACAGACAAGGTGATGGAACAGGTGGTCATGGAAGTTGGGTGCCGAATGCGTCTGCTTCTGGTTCACCAAATGTTAATGCTGGTGGATAAACGGACTAAATAATATAAAAGAGAGTAACGATGGCAGTTCAATCCGCATACAGAGATGCACAGGCAACAAACGATTCAAATCGTAGCGCACAGACGTACAAAGACTTGAATCTGAACTTTACAAAGCATCCCATCAAGAAGGACATTATACCTTTGACTGATGCTGCTGCCGTAAAAAGAAGTGTACGAAATCTCGTACAGTATGGTCATTTTGAAAAACCTTTCCACCCAGAGATTGGTTCTGGTGTTCGTGATATCTTGTTTGAAAACATGACTCCTTTTACTGCGAATACACTCGCAAGAAAGATTGAGGATGTCATTACAAACTTTGAACCCAGAGCATTACTTGCTGGTGTTGAGGTGATACCAAGATTTGATACTAATCAATATGAAGTGATAGTAGAGTTTTATATTAACAATGCACCATCTGAACTTGTAGATTTATCATTTACATTAGAGAGAATTAGATAAGATGGCAACCACAGATAAAAGACTTAACGTAACAGAACTTGACTTTGATGATATCAAAGGTAATCTAAAAACATTCATGCGTAATCAATCAGAGTTTACTGATTACGACTTTGAAGGTTCTGGTATCAACGCATTACTAGATGTACTTGCATACAATACTCACTACCTTGCAATGAACGTGAACATGGCTGCAAATGAGATGTTCCTTGATACTGCATCTCTTCGTGAGTCAGTTGTGTCTCATGCAAAGACATTAGGATACACACCAAACTCTGCAAGAGCACCAATCGGAACAGTCAACGTAACTCTAAACAACTTCGGTTCATTGACTACTGCAACTATTCCAGCGGAAACTGTTTTTACTTCTACAGTTGATGATGTGTCTTATCAGTTTGTCACAATCTCCGAATACTCTGCTGCAGCTGTGAATGGTGTTCTGTCGTTCTCTAACATTCCAATCTATGAAGGTACATACACAAAGAATCGTTATACTGTAGATACAAATAACGTAGACCAAAAGTTTAAACTGACAAGTGACCGAGCAGATACGACAACTCTGAAGGTACAGGTTTTTGACTCTGCGTCTTCTTCTAACTTCTCAACTTACACACTTGCAACTGATATTACTCAAGTAGGTTCTACTTCCAATGTTTACTTCTTACAAGAATGTGACGATGGTAGGTTTGAGGTTTACTTCGGTGATGGTATTGTTGGTCGTGCAGTGTCAGACAATAACGTGGTTGTTCTTTCCTATGTCGTTACAAATAAAACAAAGGCAAATGGTGCAACCAACTTTAGAACCACTGCAACCATTTCTGGTATCACCGATATTACTGTTGCAACTGTTGATGCTGCATCTGGTGGTGCAGAAAAAGAATCAATTCAGTCTATCAAACTAAATGCACCTCTTGACTTTGCTGCACAAGGTCGTGCGGTTACACCAGAAGATTATAAAGCAATCGTACCAAAGGTTTATCCAAATGCAAAATCTGTACAGGTGTGGGGTGGAGAAGATAACTCTATTGCTGTTTTTGGTCGTGCATATATTTCAATCGTTCCGACTGCTGGTTCGATTACTGCATCTGCAAAAGAACAAATTGTTACTGATATCAAAAATACATATGCCATTGCATCTGTTACACCTGTAATTGTAGACCCTATTACTACGTTCATTCGTCTTGGGGTAAACTTTAGATTCAATAAGAAAAGCACAACTAAGACTTCAGAAACTTTGGTTACAAATGTGACAAATGCTCTACAGGATTTTGATACAAATAATTTACAAACCTTTAATGGTATCTTTAGACATTCTCAAGTCACAGGATTAATTGATGATGTTGATGATTCAATTTTATCAAATATTACCACAGTAAAACTTTCACAAAACATTACACCAACATTAAATGTTAATACCAAATATGAGTTAGAGTTTAATAACGCAATCTATAATCCACATACTGGTCACGCATCGTCAGATGGTGGTGTTCTTTCATCAACAGGTTTTAAGATTGTTGGGAACGATAATGAGATGTTCTTGAATGATGATGGTAATGGCAATATCAGAATGTTCTACTTTACAGATGGAACAACCGTCACATATGCAGATGAGACTGCCGGTGTTATTGACTACACTACTGGTAAAGTTATTATAACTGCTCTTAACATTTCATCTATCTCAAATGTTGATGGTTCTACTTCAAGTAAAATTAGAATTGTTGTTACACCAGATTCAACTGATGTTGTTGCTGTAAGAAATCAAATTCTACAGATAGATTTTGTAAATACAACTGTTGCTTCTCAAG